AGATTCCCGGCTACGGCAAACCTGTACCTGCTGGACAGGGTGCTGCACCATCGCAGCCCGACACACTACTTCAAAAGGGTCTAGGACTCATTGAGGCACCGATTGCTCTGGGCGCTGGTGCTGCAATGGGCGCAGTGGCACCCATCGTTGGTGTCGGTGCTACTCTGGCAAGTGGGAAGTATGGCACTCAGGAAGGCATCCGTGCTGGTGAGCAGGCTGCACAGCGGGTGCAGGGAATGGCGTATCAACCCCGTACCCAGACTGGACAGAACATTGTTCAAGGAATCGGTAACGCATTGAATGCATCAGGGATTCAGGGTGTACCGTTACCTTTGATGAACGACCTTGCACGGTCTGTCGGGCCTGCTGCGCGTGCTGTGGGCGATGCTGCTCGGTATGAAGGGGGTCTAATCAATCAAGCCGCTAAACCTGTTACGAACGCAGTTGGTCGAATTGTCAATCCTGTTGTAGACGCTATCGGTACAGCAAGGCAAAAGACCGCTGATGCCGCTGTGGGTGCCGCTGCTGGTGCCGGGTCAGTGCTGACCGACAGACCGTCTTTGGCGTTCAAAGAGGCGTATCGTGCAGGGAAAACTGGTGATAACGCCTTCATTGAGAACATGCGTGGGCGTGTCGGTGCGGATGAAATGCTTGCGGATGTGAAAGAAGGTTTATCAAACATCCAAGCTGCCACGTCCGAGTCGTACAAGACCGCCAAAACTGGGTGGGCTGCTGACAAAACACCTCTTGATTTTGCACCAATTGATGAGGCTTACGTCAAACTGAAGCAGTCATTACAGGAAGGTGGCCGAATGAAAATCGGCCCCGCTGAACAAAATATCGTGCGCCAAATTGGTGATGTGGTGGATGAATGGCGCAAAGACCCAACGGCACGGACAACACTCGACCTTGATGCGCTGAAGCAGCGCCTCGATGCTATCTACCCTGAAAGTCCAGCCCATCGTCAAGCTCAACGTGCTGTGACCGAGATCAGCAACGCTGTCAAAAACACCATCATCAAGCAAGCCCCTGATTATGCTGATGCTATGAAGGAGTACAGCACTCAGTTGGGACTAATTCGGGATATTAATAAGGCATTGGGTGCTGGTGACAAAATAGCCAAAGACACAGCAATCAATAAAATAATGTCTGTTTTGAAAGATCAGCCATCTTCCAAATTCAAACAGAACCTTGTCGAACAACTCAAGACCCAAGGTGGTGTTGACATAATGCCTGCTGTTGCTGGGCAGTCTTTGTCCGAGATGTATCCTTCAGGGCTGGGTAGATTGAGTGCTGCTGGCGTGGGTGGTGCGGCATTCCTTGCACATAATCCCGCTATCGCACTGGCCGCACCATTAACTTCACCTCGATTAATGGGTGAATTGTTTCGCGGTGTGGGCAAAATGTCTGGCTCGGGTGGACGTGCGTTTGATAAGATAAACGCACTTGCCCCGAATGTGCAAATGACACCTGATCAGATGATGCAGTTGAATATGTTATTGCAGCAGTCGCAAGGGTCAAGGAATCAAAACGCCCTAACTCAGTAACCACGACACCGCCAATAAGAAGGAATGACGATGCCGGAAAGTTTCAGGGATTCACAATCGGAAACCCAACCAGTTGAAGACAGGCGGTTAACATCTACTGAAATTCGGCAGATGATCTCGGACAGCACACTGCGCAATCGTGAGCATTTCGATGAGCGTATCGACAGGTTGGAAAAGTCGTTGACTACACTGTTCTGCTCGGCGTTCCCTAATGATGACCCTCATGGGCATCGGCACGCACACGAGGAGTACATCAAGTCAGCAGACTGGTGGGATAAGGCAAAGACTGAGATTATTCTGAACACGGCGAAATCTGGTGTATGGATAGGGGTCATTTGGGTGGCCTACTCCATATGGGAACACTTCAAAGAGGCGGTTAGACGATGATCATCTCCGACCACGGCATCGCCCTACTCAAGCAGTTCGAGGGGTGCCGACTCAAGGCGTACCGGGACATCGTGGGTGTCTGGACGATTGGGTATGGGTTCACCGAGGGTGTCTATGAAACGATGACCATCACCCAGGAGCAGGCAGAGCAGATGCTCATGGAGCGGTTGATCCCCTATGAACACGCTGTTGAGGAAGCCCTGACCATCTCGCCCAACCAAGCCCAATTCGATGCGTGTGTCTGTTTGGCGTGGAACATAGGCATCAAAGGCTTTGAAAACTCCACTGTCGTCAGGCTCCACAACCAGGGTCAATTCAAGGAAGCCGCTAACGCCTTCAGTCTGTGGAACAAGGCTGGTGGCAAGATCATCGCGGGTCTGGTGCGCCGGCGTGCCGCTGAAGCCGCACTGTATCTCAGTGACCATGATGAATCGAAGCCTATGCCTCAGCGGGTTGACGAGCCAGTGACGATGGTTACCAGCAGGATCAACGTGGCTCAAACTGCCGCTGGTGCCACGGCAGGTATCGCCGCAGTGAACGAGGTGGTTGTCAGCATCAACAGCTTGAAAGACGGCATCACTGGTCTGGGTCAATGGGTACTCCCCATCGCGTTGATTGCCATCGTGGTGCTGTGTGGGTTCACGATCTGGCAGCGTGTCCAGATGCGCAAGTCGGGTCAGGCATGATCGATTGGTTACGCATCGTCCCCTACCTGCTGTGTATGTTCGTCAGTGGGTGGTCAGTTTGGAACTACCAGGCCAGTCGGTATGAACTGCGTATCGCCAACATGGAGAAGGATTATGCCAAGTCTGCTACCAAAGTCGCCCAGGAAAACCTGGACGCATTCACCAAACTTCAGAAAACGAAAGATGCAGCAATCAAATCCGCTGAGAGTCGGGCTGCTGCTAACCGCCGTGCTGCTGTCGATGCTACTGTTGCTGCTGACGGGTTGCGGGACGAACTCGCCAAAGAAAGAGCGCGACTTGCCACCTCTACCTGCGAGTCCGTCACTAAGTACGCCACTACCCTCAATACCGTACTCGACCAGTGCCAAGCTGAATATCGAGCAGTGGCAGAAAAAGCTGATGGACACGCCGCTGACGCCAAGACCCTGACTGAAGCGTGGCCTACGCTACCTTGACACACTCGTCATAGTACACCCCCGCTTTGCGCCCACAGAGCCGCTTTACTCGCAAGGAAAAATGCCTCGGCACAGGTGAGGCGTGATGATCGAATGTACAGACTTCCATTTTCGTCATATCCGCAAATCAGTACATCCCGCAAGTGATTTGACTCAGCATCAATAAGTGCCGATTCCATCGCCTGCTGAGCTGTCATGGTTGTGGTTGGTGGAAATCGAATTAAGTTAGTCATACTGACCTTCACATTCGCATATAAAGTTGTAGCAAGTCATGCAGTAGCCAGCATCTAGCATGTGCATTCGGCACTCATGGCGCAGGTTGCGGTATTCGTCAATCTTGAGTAGCTGATCATCTTTTGGAATCTGAGCGTCAGTCAATCGTGCGAACGATTCAAACAACTCACCGTGCTGCGTCCACATGGTGCTTAGCGTTTCTTGCGCTCTGCGTATTTCATCTTTCAGTCGGTCAATTTGGGTATGCTGCTCTGCAATTACCCGCTCAAGTGCTTGGTTTCCGCTACTGCACACATGCCCACAAGCACACGCGTCTTTGGGTAAATCAGCATACTGACAGCCTGATTTCGTTGTGTAGCCGCAGCAGCCGCCACACGATGGACATTGCCTCATAAATACTCCTTCAGACATTAAATAACCTTGACACACTCGTCATTGATCTTGTACTTCCCCTCGGCAAGCTGCTTCACACCCACTCGGTTCTTGCCAGTGGTGAGTGAGGTGAACACCGCGTTCACAGCGTCCTGCATCTCGCCAATGGTGGCTTGGGCCACCTGCACGTCGTGAATCGCCAGTGCCTCCTTCACAGCAGCCATCTCGGTGCCTGAGTAACGCATCACGTTCTTGGTGTAGAACCGCTGCCCACCTGTGGCATGGGCCTTGAGCGCCCGGAACAACTCCACCTCCTTTGCCCGACCATAGACCTGATCGTCCAGAGCGATGGCTACGTTCAGCGCCTTGGTGATGGTGTTCCAGTCGTCCAGAGTCGGTTTACCGTGGAGAATCTCATGCAGTGCCACATGGTTGCGGGTGGTCAGCATGTCGATTTCAGACTGACTGAGCGACAGGGGTCGTGCCTCAACCTCTCGAATAGTGGCGATAGCGAGGTCTACCGGGTTCGCCAGATTCAGGCGCGGCTTGTACTTCTTGCGGGGTTTCTTGGTGGCAGGCATCAGTTATCCTTGTCGAAAGTGGGCATGGGTGCCCAATGATCGAAGAAGTCCCGACCCTGCGGCAGCGCACCGTAATGGGCCACACCTGACCACCTGTTGATCAGTTGCATCTTGACTCCTTGCGGGGTGTCCTTGTCGATCTTGCGCCACTTGACGCCCTGATCGACTGCTGCTGCTCCGTCGCTACTGATCTGGGTCATAACATATCATCCTGTTCACGTTTATAGGAGTCGCGCACAAGGTTCAAGGCATCCTTGAGGTCGCGGCGCAAAGACTCATTAGCTTCGTCCATATCAATCAATCGACAGAACGCCTCAGTAGCAAACTGCACCAATGTGGCGTGCTGCCAAATGGCGAAGTTTGGGGTTACTTTTTCACGGGTGAATTCCTGCTGCACGTTCTTTCCTTTTGTCGTTGAGAATTTTGTGGCTCTCCGGAATATCGTGTGGAAATCTGCATGTTGAACTATACTCATAAAACGGAATAACGTGTGGAAAAGGAGTGAATGGCATGATTGGAAATGGAACGCATAGGTGGATTAGCTTGGACTTGCTTGGAGCTATTGCAGGGGCGTTAAGTCGCTCCAAGAACGCCCCCAATACGCTGGAGAACGTCCGCCGCCTCATCGAACTGGATGAGGAGCTTGAACGTCGGGTTGACGGGGCATGGGCGCAGTTTTGCGCAGGCATTGGAGATTCTCCTGATGCCCCGTACCCCGGAATGATTAGCGCATTTGAGAGCCATTACGGACAGTCTTTCGCTGATAAGGATTGGCGTAACGAGGCATCGGTATGGGCGGCTGCATGGAAGTCGGCAAAGGCGCATACGGCAGAGCAATCGAAACCGGTGAAATACCAGACATGGATTACCGAAGCTGTGGCACCCAAGGGCGCGACAATTGGTGAATGACCGACATCCTTGACCTTCCGGGCTGGACGAATGTGGGTGAGTCACAGTCGGGGCAGTTCATGATGCATCCTTCTCAATGAAAGCCTCCAACCGATCCACCATGTCCGAGTAGTATTCCACCATCTTGGCATGGTACTCGGCTCTTGCGTGCTCTTGAAGCAGCAGACGTTTGGCATCTTCCAGGTCTTCGGCGGCAATCGTCGAGACTGGTTTGTGGGCAAAGGGGTTACGCATTTCAATTACTCCTGTTTACGATAGGACTACAGTGTATCACAACTTATCTGAAGATTACGAGTGCTGATGGAAAAGGTGCTGGATTTTAGCATCGCCAAACTTTAATCGCCCACGAATGAATCGTACTTCGCCTTTCATAGCATAGTCGTGCCACCATGCAGTGTCCGTTCTCGCTGGAACAAGGCACACTACAACGGCACCATTCTTATGCGAATCGTAGGCTTTTCTCATCCAGTCTCCGATACCTTTCCCATAAGGCGGGTTCATCCAGCAGACACCTTCCCATTTTCGAGATAACCCATCCATATCCTTGTCAAAGAATCGCCACACTTTGGCATTGTCTAGGCCAGCGCACACATCGAGGGTAAACGGCCCAAATTCCTTATCACACTCATCAAAGAATGCTTGAGGTGTAGCCCATTGATCTGTGTTACTGGTCATCATTCCTGCGTTAATGCTCATGTCAGTGACCTTTTGTCAAACGATATTGTTTAATTGCATTTCTCAGTCCTGATTGGGTCTGAGCCTTCTCGTCAAGTGCCAAGGACTGAGCCTGATCCAGTGTGTCCCGCATCAGTATGCGATGACAGACAACGGGTACACCCTGACCCTGGCGGCGCAGGCGACCATTGAAGTGCTCATACAGTTCCAGGCTCCAGTTCAGACCGTACCAGACCAAGATGTGCCCATTCTTCTGTAACCCGTCGATCCCGTGTCCGGCCGACGCTGGATGCGCGATCATCAACTGACAGTCGCCCGTAGCCCATCGGTGCATGGCGTTGATCAAGCTGCTCTCAGACTTACATTCGGTCAGGTTGATCGGGTCAAGGTGCTTGAACCGCGCCATGATGCGCTCGGCATCGCTCCGGTACGAGTAGGCGCACAGCACAGGGCTACCATTGACCTCATCGATCAATTCCTCTAGAGCGTCCAGCTTGAGGTCATGGATGGGTTCCCACAGAGGCATTCCGGCGATAGGGTACATGGCACCGTTGGCGAACTGGAGGCACTTGTTCGTGAGCGAGGCTTGATTGAACATCTCCACGTTGGTGCCGCTGTCAAGCTGGATGAAGAACTCCTTCTCCATGCGCTCGTAGGAGGCGCGTAGGGCATCAGGCATCTCCACCTCGATGTTGTTCACCATCAGGTCGGGAAGCGGGTTGTAGTCGGCCGCACTCATCTCTAAGGTCATATCCCCAATCAGTTGCTTGATGGTGCTCTCTGTGTCCTCAAACGCCACCTCCTTGTACGGCCCGATCTTCCGATAGAACCGGGTTCTGAAGGCTGTCTTGCTGGTGCCCAGGCGCTGACCCTTGTCCACCACCAAAAACTGCCCGTGCAGGTCTTTGTAACCGTTGGAGGCAGGGGTGCCAGTGAGTCCTGTAGACCACGCAAAATGATCCAGGATCTTGCGAACTGACTTCACTCGATCTGTGCTGCTGTTCTTGAACTTACTCACCTCGTCCCACACCACACCGTTGAAAGGTAGCGGGTTCTTTTTCTTGACGAAGTAGGTGTCCAGTGTCTCGGCCAACCACTTCACGTTCTCCGGGTTGATCAGGTAGATGTCGGCAGGGCGCAGCAGAGCACGAGTACGCTGGTCACGGGTGCCGGTAAGCATGGAGAAGCGCAAGTGCTGGGTGTGGCTCCACTTCAACGCCTCCTGTCGCCAGACTAAGCGGATCACGCGGATAGGTGCCACGATGATCACACCAGTCAGGAAGCGGGAGGCCAGAAGATGGGCCACACTGGTCAGAGTGATGATGGTCTTCCCCAGTCCGACATCGAGCCATAGCATCGAGTAGGGGCGGGTGCATTGGAAGTTGACAGCCTTCTGTTGGTAGGCGTGGAGTTTATCGGGAGTCAGCATAATCCAGCCAACCAATTACTGATGTACGCTTTTCCTGCAACCACATCATCAATCACCACCGCTGGAACATTATGTTCCCTGATCCGCTGCATCTCCCTCAATTGCCCTGGTGTAGCCTTGCCACCCGGACGCTTAAATTCGACAAACGTAACTCGACCATCGGGCGCAATTATCAGAGCGTCTGGAACAAAGCTGTGTCCCGGACTCACGAATTTGAAAGCCAAGCATCCTTTAGATCGAGCGTACTCTTTCACAGCGGTTTCGATGTCTTTTTCAAGTACGCTCATGACCCATCCCTCTCATACAGCGCACCGCGCAGGTAACACGCCAAGTCCAAGGCTTCTTCATAGGCATCCTTGAGCATGTCGCGCCCATTGTCAGGCTGCAAAGGAGTACCGTAGCGTTGACGCCCGAGGTTGTCCCGTGCGTTCATGTCCTCGATAACCAGAGGCCAGATGGCTGGTTTGTCGTTGGGTGTGGGGGCTGGTTGTTCCACCCCATCCCCTATCCAATTGCTGTGAGCGCAACAACCAGAGCAAGGTTTTGCACTACTGGGAAGATGTGCGTAAAAGCAGTTAATACACAGTTTGACCATGAAATCTCCTAGTTACGATAACGAAAGTGTAAGTTTCTCAATCTCATGAATGTAGTAATCAAAGTCCACAGGCAGCACCGCATCCTTGATGTCGTTGCACACCTGCACGTTCCACCCACTCTCAACCCCAATGGGTCGCCACTTCGTGGGGTTTTTAGCGAGTGGTGGGAGCCACTTGGTCAGGGGCTTACCACCCTTGGCGACAAAATAGCGACTCAAGTTCTGGACTTGCACCTCACCCCATTGAAGATACCCGGTGCGCTGCACCTTGGTGCGAAGCATGAAATCCATGATGTCAGGCCAGTTCTCCACTGTCTCGCGTATCGGGGCACCGTGGAGCAATACCTTCTCGGTCACTTTGGCAATGACCAAGGCGCTGTGGTTCTGGTGCCACTCCTGATCGTACTCATAGGCACCCTTGCGCTTGACTGACCCATCCTCGTACTCAGCGAGGTAGTTGTTCACGTTTGCTATAAACATGCGCCGGTAAAAGGCTTCCTCCAGGTTCAGGCCAGTCATTGTCTGCCAGTGAGTACGAACCTTCTCCAACTCGTCTACCTCATCACGGCGAATCTTGACAGTAATACCGTCAGTGTTCACTTGTATCAGTTCAGCATCCGTCCAAGTGAGGATCATCTCGGCTAGTTTACAAAGGAGCAACTGCCCATTGAGCGTGATCGACATGGTGAATAGCGGGTCATAGAACACGGAGAACTTGTTGTTCGAGTCACCATACACCCCGTTGAGTGCCAGCTTCAGCATCGCTGATTCAGCAGACTTTTTGGCGTAACTTTTGCGCTGTTCAAACAGAGCCTTGTAGATCACGCAAAACTGCTGGCCTAGATGATTGGGGTAGAACCCGTTAGCGATAGCCAAGCTCGGATACATGCTAGTAACATCGAGATCGACCAGTACAAAAGTATCATCGGATTCCATAACTTCTGACTCAACAGAGCCGTGGATACCGCCAAGACCAAAAACAAAAACGAACCCATCCACAGTAGCAGTGACATCATCAAATACCCCCTTCGTTTCAGTGATCACCTGAGTCTTGAGCCAGTTGAGTACCCGTGTGAACTCAGGGTGCTCAAACTCAATCCACGGCAGAATCGCATCCTTCAGCGCGATCTGTGGGCGCAAGGTCTGCCTCGGTGTGCGCCCCTTGTCAGGAGAGTAGTCGTAGCATGACACCCCGGCTTCCTCTAGCTTCATGATGAAGTAGTCCTTGCCGATCTTCGTGTCGTTGTGGTTCATGAAGTCGCGCTGGTACTTCTTTGTCAGTTCCTCCCTGAACCTGATCATGTCAAGGCTCTTGAGGTAGAACACCTTGGTCATGGACACATCGTGCCGGTTGTACCGCTTGAGGATGGGCAACTGATCTTGGGTGAGCACTGACCCTACTGGGAACGGCAGGTCTTGGATGCTGTCCACCCTCATGTTGAACTCAAGCATCTTGAGGCTGGTGCTGCGTGCCCGATTGTCAAAGTGGTGGATCTTGTACAAATCGATTTGGGGCACCAGTCGGTCAGACTCATAGACCATGTGTGCCCAACGATTCTCATCGTCTTGTGAGTTGATGATCGCCATTGCCTTGGCGTAGAGAGTCTCAGCCGTGGCTGTGCCCATGCGGATGAGAACGTGCAGCACAGGATAGTCGAAGCTCAGGTTGTTGAACCCCACCATCCGTGCGCCTGACTCTTTGAGATAGTACAGAAACGCCACGATCTCTCGGGAGTCATTGCGCCAGGGGCTGATCTCAAACGCGCAGATCATCCCTGAATCGACGTGCTCACAATCGAGGGTGAACACGTTTGGGAATGTCTCGATGTCATACGCCCAGTCGTTACTCATTACGATTACCTTGTTAGGTGGGGTGGTGATGCATCCCCCGAGACCCCTCAGAGGCACCACCCCGATTCAAATTACCGACCTGTCATGAACGGTGGGAGTCCACCCATCACAGCCTGACCAAACGG